AATGCCACGCATATGATGGTGAAGATTTACATAAAGCGAAGAGGTATTGGTAGGTTTGAAGAAGTTTATGCTGGTGTTCCAAATGCGAACTTCCCAATCAATTTTGAAACTACTGAAAATATCGCCACCCAATCTACTAGAGATGCAGGGATGGCAAGTTTTAACGCTGATACCAATAACTTTACAAAGATCGTTCCAATTGAAAATTCAAATCCAAATGGACAGATAGCAGTTTCTCTTGGAAAACCACATGCTTTAGTTCAGGGAATTCCATCTCACACAGAATCCTTTTCTGTGCAAGTCGAAGTCCTCGGATACTTTATCGAAGACGGTGGTTTAGTGGTTCCTCCTGTTGTTGGTAAGCAGGGAAGAAACCTAATCATCAATAGTAACTTTGATAATTGGCAAAGAGTAACTGGTATCACCACTGCTGGTAGTCCCCTCTCCGGTGGCGGCCCTCAGTCTGGACACTTTATCTCAAACGCAACTGGAGTTAGAACTGTAACTCTTTCGGACACCTTCCAAACGGATGGATCTAAGTATGATGTGTTTGCAGCAGATAGATTCAATGCAGAAGTAATTCCAGATTTAACATCATCGGGATCTGCTTCCAATATTATTGGTGGAATTTCTCAGGGAACATTCGTGGATGCACAAACAACAATCCCCGGATACCCTAAGCATTACTTGAACTTCCAAGGATATATTGATGCCAATTCTGGAAATGAAAATAAATCTACTGTTTCTGTAGGACAAAGAATTGAAAACGTCCGTAGATTTGCGAACAAAGACGTAACCCTTAGTTATTGGGCAAAGGGAACCAAAAATGGAAATGTTCGAGTTGCAGTTGTTCAAGACTACCAAGCACTTGGTAATACCGCAGAAGGAAACACTGTTCATGTGGAAGATATTGGACTTGGTACAGAATGGAACAAGTTTACACACACAGTATCCTTACCGGCATTCTTGGTAGGAACTAGTATTGGTGACACATCATTCTTGGATCTTAGATACATTACTCACTCCGAGGACAACAATGAATCGTTTACCACCGCTATGGGTGCAACTCTTGCTGGATTTGCTGCCGGACTGACCTATGATGGTATTCTGTCACTCGCTCAGGTTCAAGTAGAACACGGACAGCAAGCAACTACATTCCAAAATCCAGATGTAGAGTCAGATCTTGAATCATGTCAACGGTACTACTGGAGAGATCTAGACATGGCCGGAAATGTAGAAATCATTGCAGGTTCTGATAGCACAGGATTTACAATTTTCTTCCCCACAACCATGCGAGCAAAACCAAACATGCAACTTGGACTAGTGAGTCAGAGTCATGCTGGTGGATCCGATAAGGGATTCTTTTCGAACAACTCTACCGGCAAACGAAGTGTTTATGTCGGTTCGCTTGGGGGATCAGATAACCTTATCAAAGGTTTCGATGCAGACTCAGAACTCAAGAATAATATTACTAAATAGTATAACACGGAGATAATACCAAGTGGCATATAGTGCATTCAAATTACAAACAGCATCCGCAGATGGAAAGTCCATCCGGAATAACATAACCCAAGCAACACACGGATTTGTTGCTGGAGATGTTGTTCGTTGGGATGTTGCCACTTCTGGTTTTGTCGGCGCACAAGCAAACTCTGCTGTGAACGCAGAAGTATCTGGTGTGATTGAAAAGGTACTTAGCACCAGTCAGTTTACCCTTGTATATCAGGGTGAAATTGATCTTTCTGCAATGGCAGAAATTGACGACGAAACAAAGTTAGTATGGTTCCTATCAGATACATCTAACGGTAAATTGATCGACGCACCACCGACTGCCGGTGGTACAGTCATTAAACCTATGCTCACAAGAACTGAGCAAGGTAAAGGTTTAGTAACAAATTATATCGGCACACTTATTGGTGGTGAAGCAACAGTAAGTCTAGAAGGTATTCAACCTGCCGGTGTAATTGCACCATACGCAGGAGAACAAAATGATGTGCCAGATGGTTGGAGTTTGTGTGACGGCGAAACTTTAGTTGCAACATCATATCCCGAACTTCATTCACGCATCGGAAATCGATACGGATTTACACAGAAACTTACAATAAACAGAAGAGATGGTTTTGATGTAGATTTTAATGCATATTCGATTATAGGTGGTAGAGTTACCTCAACATTCATCTATGATGCAATTGGTGGTGAACTTGGACAATCTCAAATTGTCACTGGTCAAATTATTGATTGGGATGAATCCACAAATACAATGACGGTTACAGTTGATCATCTCACAAAACAAATCGCCGGTGCGGGTGGAACGGTACTAGTACCAGATAGTCCAGTCTTAAGATTTCCAGCACTAGTAGACACAGACAGCACAGGTGTTGAACACGCTACGATAACTATTATTAGTGCGAATAATATTCCATTAAGTGATGACATTGGTGCATCTTTCTTCGTTTCTGCACAAGAAACAAACGAATTCAGAAAACCAGATCTTCGTGGTAGGACCATCATCGGAACAAATGCTGGATCAAATAATACATTATATGATTACAAATTGGGACAAGAAGGCGGCGAGGAAGTTCATCAACTTACTATTCCTGAACTTCCAGTTCACACTCATGCAATTTCTGCCGATTCTTCATTGGGTTTCGAACCTAATTTTGCATTCAACCTCAGTGATATTTCGATCGCTGGTTCTGGTGTAGTAAACTCAACCGGACTCAAGGTTCCGCAGCACACTCACGTTGTCGGGGTTTCGCAATTAGTAGGAAATGATGACGCTTCATTTTACGCCCCACAGCAACCATATGATCAGGTATTCACTGCTCGACCTAAAGATCCAACTACCGGCGCAGACCGGTATCGTGTATGTGGAGACTGCGACCAGAACTCTGGTGGTTGGCCGGTAAATCGATGGGATGGGTCGGATAATAGTGGTTATAGATTTATCTCTGGACTTCCGATCCCATACACAGCAAGTCAAATTGCAGACCTGTTTTCTGGGCCGGGTGGATCGGCACTTGGTGATCACGGTGAAATCGGGATCATCGGTAATGCAACCTTTGGTTCGGGAAGTCTAAATCTCCAAACTACTGATGGGACTGGCAATATTCAAATCACAGGATCAATCACAGCATCCTTTGATGATCTTTCACTTGATAACACAGGAGAAAGTATCAGTCACAACAACATGCAACCATATGGTGTTGTGAACTACATCATCAAACTCACATCAGCAGCAAAAGCATCGCTTATCAATGGACTTGATGTAGCACTGACTGCCGGTGAACTTACAAACGTGTACGACACGGGAGTTTCTGATGGTGACATTCTCATCTACGATACTGATGGTGACGATGGTTATCATGATTTCAAACCACTGATCCGAGATCTCAGACCAAACAGCGGTGAAGATCTTATCTTTGCTGCTTCTCAGAGTACAGTAGATGTAACAGGAACTGAGCGAATGCGTCTCGGAACTGGCGGATTCCTCGGAATCAATAATTCAGATCCACAGTCTAGACTCCACATCGGAGGTTCTGGTGGCGGTTCGACAAATGGAATTCGACTCGATGGAATAACCGCACAGATTAATATCTACGAAGATTCCACCACAGAAAACTTCATGCGAATTAAGGGAGTTTCTGGTGAAGGTATAGTCGTAACAGGAAACGATAACGAACCAGTCTTTACGATTGGAGTTTCTGCTGGTGCTTCCGCAGCACACAGAATCGGTATCGGTACGACTGCTCCCGGAGCATCTTTGGATGTTCGGGGAACAATGAAGACTATATCTATCGAAGTAACTAATAGTGGAACAGACGGATATACCCTACCAACAGGAGCGCCTGCTGGAGCATCTGCTGCACTACTTTCTGATGGTAGTTCTGGTACAACATTCCAAGGTGTCACGTTCTCGCAATGGGAAAATCACGCACCCGATATTGCATACATGGATGGCGATGCTGGAATTGGTACAAATGCGCCCGGAGCATCTTTGGATGTTAAGGGTTCCTTTAGATCCCACGGAATAACAGCATCGTTGATAGGAATTAGTTTTGGTGCAACCGGATCATTCTCCGGTAAACTTGCCGTTGGTTCGAGTTGTACAGATCCAGATGCATCTGTTGACTCTGATCTTTATGTGTACGGATCAAACACCAAGATTGTTTGTCACGGAACCGGAGATCCTGCAATTGAAGTTCGATCTCTCGGAAGCAAGACAGGATCTGTGAGATTCCACAACTCTGCTGGAGACGTAGACGAAGGACAGATCAAATACACACACAGTACAAACAAGATGTCTTTCGATACTGATGGTATAGAGAGAGCAAGTTTTGATGCGAAGGGAAGATTCCGACTCGGTTCTGACGAAGGTTCTGGTGGAACCGGACCTGATATTCCTGTATCTGCTTCGGACACTGGAAACACCGGAGATATTGCGTGGAGTAACACACACTTCTATGTGTGTGTTGAGGGAGACACATGGAAACGAGTAGCACTTTCATCTTTCTGATAGAAAAGGAATTAAACTAAATGTACAGTAGTAGTGCAATAAATCTAAGAGGACACCAAGGTCCACAGGAGAGAAGAAATTCAATCATCAATGGCGATTTTAATATCTGTCAGCGTGGTGAATTTACTGTCGATCCTTATGTGTTTACTTTTGGTGAAGCAACTCTTGGATCAACATTCGACTACACATTAGATCGATGGCGATTTTATATGATCGGTGCCACACAAGGGTTCCAACCTGAATTATCGATCGAGAGAATGGAACACGAACTAGATGGTCCGAGTGGATTTACTCCATTGAGCAATCACTTTCTTCGAGTTCAAACTAGCGGAACAGGTGCATCGTTGTCGAATCTTTATGATCCAACGAACCTATCAACTGGTTTGACAACCGAAGCATACTTAGAGCAAAGAATCGAAAACGTAAAAACACTTGCCGGCAAGAGTGCAACACTCTCATTCAAAGCAAAATTTTTAACTGTCAGCGGATCCTCTAGAGTTGTTGGTGCATCTCTTGTTCAAGTTTTTGGTACAGGTGCTGGTAATCACTCCACTGATGTAAGACTTGCTGGTGGGACATTTGCACTTAGTTCTTCGTGGACTAAATTCTCTCATACGTTTAGTGTTCCTGATTTGGAAGGAAAGGTTCTTGGTTTTACCGGGGATCGAGTTCCTACTGGTGCTGGTGATACTGCGTCGAGTTATCTTGCGATGAGAATGTATCTACAGGCCGGAACGGGAGGAACTGGATCTGACAATCCTGCTGCTCCGAGTGTATTCGGTTGGAACACTGGGGCAACAGAAGCGATAGATATATCACAGGTTCAGTTGGAAGCAGGAGAACAAAGTACAGACTTCGAGCAACGAGATATCGCAGATGATATTCGAGACTGTAAACGATATTTCGAAACCATTCGTGCGTATGTTTCTACAGATGGTCCGCTTGGAAATGTTAAGTCAAAGAACACAAAATTAATTTTGATGGATGAAAAGCGTAATAAATACTGGGCAAGCAAACTTGTTTATGGTAACTGGAGAACAATTGATTCTACCCGTGGAGTTTCGTTACTAGAAACACTCCCAGATAGTTTCATCCTTCAGATTACACCGAGTAATACTCTTGGGGTAAATCTTATTGCCAGTTTGGGTACAGATCACAATCCCGGTGGTGGTGCAGTAGGATCCGATAAGGGTGATGGCGAAATCGAAGGAAATATTTGGGTTACGGTAAATGCCGAACTCTAGGAGAATAATAAACTACAATGGCTGATCAAAGTGCAATTAGAATTCCGCAAGGTGGGTTTAATGTCAATGTAATTGACAGCGTTACTACATTCCATTGTTCTCCTACTGGTAGTGATACTAATGGTGATGGTAGTATAACCAATCCATTTTTTACTCCCGGTAGAGCGTTGAATGATATTGAACGTATGTTCTTCACTGACAGAGGACATGCCATTGTTCGTTGTGCCAAGGGAACGTACGATCTCACAACTAGTATCCAGATAAAAAATACAAGTGACAAAGGTATTAGTATTGTTGGAGACACTCCTTTGAGTTTTTTCCTACAGGAAGTTACAAACTACCAGTATGATGCAGTTGAAAACGATAATGGTTATGGTAACGGTTCCCTTGTCGATAATAGAATTACTGTGAAGTTGGCAAACTCGGATAACTTTCCAACAACATCAACAATTGGACCAAGTGTAGATGGAATTGAAGAAGGCGATTACATGTTGCTTCGGGATCGAACAAACATCCATCCCGGATACTACCCATCACAAGTTGATGGATCAGTTGCATCCGAAGGAATTACTGGTGCTACCGGAGATGCCCGAACTAATGTTCTTGGGTGTTTTCAAATTATCGGAGTAAATGCATCAGATAATACAGTTACTTTTAGATCAAGAGGAAAGAATTTCTTACACCGACTCGGTGATTCGAAGATCAATGCAGATGATGGATCGTTTCAGGTTAACGACGATATCTACGTCGGTGGTTATAAGAACGCTCCGGGGAAAGCAACACACGAAACAGGAGTTCCAGTAGGTAAGTATGGATCAATAACCACCAGTGGTATCGATCCGACACTCGGAACTATTATATCCGATCACCGTATCGAGGCAACTATAGTAAAGACAGTATTTAAGTTCAAAAGAGCAACTTCGTCTGGACCAGCAAAACCACTAAAGGGTCTTGTTGTACATCCAGACAGTAGTCTTTCTTCACTAACCGATATAGTTTTTCAAGGTGATGTCAGATACAAGCATTTCAATGAAATGAATCCGGCAGCATCGGGTGGAGAAGGAATTTTTGTATATAAAAATTCCTCGTTGGGCGCTCGTGCATGTACTAATGTTGGTGTCTGTGGATTTTATGCAGGAATTGCAGCACACACCGACTCAGTGATTCATACAGATCGGATTGCAATTTCAGACTGTTCCTTTGGTATGGTTGCAGAACAAAACTCATCAATCTATGCAAGAAATTCAGTAATAACTGGGTGTGATATTGCAGGTGTTCTTGCAAATGGTACATCGACTGCCAAAGTAACAAATAGTATCGTTGCATCTGCTGGTTATAGTCCAATGACAATTGACTTAGATCGACCAGGAACAAGTATCTCCACAATGAATCAAGGTGAAAGATTAGCACTATTACAACCATCCGGACAAATCTCCTACGTTCAAGTTGTGTGGAACTCATATTTAAAACCATATACAAAAATATCAGATCCGGTTAATGATGTATACAACTATTATCCATTCAATACAGGAAATCAAATTTACCTACGAGCAGTAGCACCCTCCGATGGTGATAATAGTTTACCACCTGACGATTCCGGAAACGAAGTACCACCACCAAGAATACTCACACTTGGCGGGACTCAGTTTTATGGTGTTGGAGCAGGAGTATTACCAGAAGAAAGTCTTCCAGTCACATACACAGCAGTCGAACCGTGTGGTAGCAACAACGAAGACATTTCTGGTGGTGTTTGTATACCTCCCGGTTATATTGGGGATAGATTTGATTTAGATCAAGATGGACCAGTAAACCTCAATGGCGGAGACGGGGCAGGAGTAGGTTCGGGAGCAGGCGGCGGAGGCGACGATAACTTCAACGAAGGTGATTGCGACGGCGCGGATGGACCTTGTATCGAATGCTCCAACCCATGCTCCTGCTTATCGACTGAATGTGGTGGAGACGGATCGGGGACATGTGAGGCACAGATTTGCAATGGCGATGATCGCTGCTGTATATGTGCGAGTTATTTTTGTTCGAGTGAGGGTAGAAATTGTGGGGAATGGATTGGAATCGGATCACCGCCGTGTTGTGCCTCGGAGCAGGAATGTATCTGTGAGAATACTCCATGTGATCCGAGTTGTTTCCCCGAAGGGGATCCCGGACCGGGCAGCGGCCCGTGCGAATGGTGTTCAACAATCGGGTGCAACCACCCAGAGTGTGATTGTGCGTGTGCATCTGATCAATTCTGCTGCCTGAACAAAGATGACTGTGTATGTAAAGGTGAACAACCAGCAGAATGTTGTGATGTGAATTGCGTACTCCCAATAAACTGTTCTGGATCTGCATGTTGTTGCAACTGTCCCGGAGGAGGTTGTTTCGACGATTCCAATGATCCGAAACCATGTTATTGCAATAACCCCTCATGTGGAGATGATGTACCCGGTACAATATGCCCAAATGGTAATATTGATATTGGGTATATACAATGCAGTGACTGCACTGACGGTGACTGTGAATGTCCACCCGGTACAGACAATGCAGGAACATGCGATCGACCTTGTAATGACGTAGTTCCAGACACTACACTGTATCGATTAGTGGATCATCCAATGGGTATCGGATTCTTAGCATATAATAATTCTTCACTCAATGCAGAAAGATCTTATGTTTCATTGCTAAGAAACCAAGCATACATGGCACTAGAAAATTCTACCATAGATGCTGACTATGCATTTGCAAGAGGATGTGCAGGTGCAGGATTCTTTGCATCAATGAACTCCAATATCAATGCAAAGAGCAGTGCAGCAATCAGAACACGCGGTGGGTATACTGCCAATATGAACTCAAACATAGCAGCAGTTTCCTCTAAAGCATACGACAATGCACATTACAACTTCTCTGCTATTAATGATTCGAGTGTAAACTGCTCCAATGCGATCTCATTCATTGGACGCACAGTCAATGCTGGGACTGAAACTGCTGCTAGTACACTTTCTGTTCCGAAGATTTATTCTGGAATGTCAATCGCACATGGTCTTTCTAGATTCGGTTCTCTTATAAATAAGACTGGTGTGATAGAACAAACAACAGATCCAGTGACACCAAATTCTGCAACAAAGTGGGCGGTAGATTCTTCTTCCAACATAGAACCTTCCAACATTGATTAAGGGTAATTGAACTAGATGGCTAAAACTCTCAACAACAAAGTAAAGCAAATTGTCGTAGATTCTAAAACTGGTAGGATCGTAGACATTTTAGATGAACGAGAAAACTCTTCGATGTATAGATCGAAGAAAGCATATAACATCTTCACAATGGATCAAGAGTTATTCGATAGACTGAATACCTCAAACCCAAGTCTTCAAGGATTTGATCCTAGAGGAACAATGGACATCCCAACACAACGTCGTGCTTCTTCAGGTGGAAGTGGTGATGATGGTTGGTTTTACAGAACGATTGTTGGGTGTGGTGATTTCGCACACGACGAACGAGTTGAAATTGATAAAGTCAGGGCCCATACTAGATCAGACACTAGTTTTAATAATCCACCCGGAACAAAAATCTCTCCTTTCTATAGCACTGCTGCTGTAAAGTCCTACCCACCTCCAGGTCTGAAGTGGAATGGTATCACACAGTCGTGTGCTGCGGAAAGTATCAAATTTGAAATGCTTGGTAGCATAGTTCTACCTTCTCGTGGAGGAAATGATAATAATGGTTCTACTTTAGATAACTGGTTAATAAGCGGATGGTTCTGGCCAAAGATGTACCAGAACGATAAGATCATTCTCGCAAAGATGGATACAAGTGAAGATCAAGGATACACTGGTCCTGAAAGTGGTACGAGCGCCGGTAGTTCAGGTGGTGGTGGTTTTACTGGAGGTAGTGGAGATTCGTTCAAACTTTCTCAACACACAAATACAATTAAATTCCACTGGACAGATGCTGCGGATACCGGCACAACTGGTTTACTGAATAATGTTAGCATAACAGAAATCATAACTGGTATAACTGGCCCAACTAGCGGCGCACAAATTCCGAGACACCAGTGGTTCCACCTTGCTGTTGGATATTTAAATAGTGCTGCTGGATCTACAGTTACTGCATATGTAAACGGAATACGAACAGTAAACCAGTCAACAAATGGAGGCGGAATCAAACTAAATCCACACCCATTCTCTATTGGTGCCCGATTCAATCCCGGTGGATCAAATGATCTTGGGAATAGATGGAAAGGAAACATCGATGAACTTGTTATCGGTGTGACTTCTGGTCCAGAATTGTGGGCAGGAATGTCTGGTCTTACCCTGACTGGTACTTATCAGAATGGTGCAAATGATGGATCTACTGCCGGTCTCGGAGACGAAGCATGGCAAGCAGGTTATGCTTATTATCTGCCATGTAGAGGACTCTCTGGTTGCAATCTGTTTGATGTGCAGTCTGGAGAGAATCCCGGAGTGCATCGTCGGAACTTCTTTGAGGGTTTGGTAACGAATTGGAACTCAGCAAAGGGAAGATTGATGTTAAGAAATACTACCGGGACTGGAGACTTTGATTATCCAACAATAGGTGGTGGGTTCATTACTGGTATGTCTTGTGCTGCACACTACGCTATCCAGTCAACTGGTGGTAATACCGGATCTGGTGGTAGTGGTGGTTTAGACATTGTGGATATCTCCACTTATAAAGATATTATCAGAAATACACTCTCTTCAGATTCTGCGGATTTAGACTACGTTCGTCTTTACGGACAAACACATAACCCAGGTCCAACCGGATCTTCTACTAACTCATTTTGTACATTATTCTTTAATGATGGTTCATGTGGTGGGTTTAGTGGAACTACTGGATACTTTGGACCAGCAGGAGAAACGCACACCGGAGCAACTGGTGGTGGTTCGTTCTCATTCGTTAGACGAGCAGATGCAATGAATGTTGTTGGTGAATTAGTTGCGTCTATCAATGCAGGAACTTCAAGTGGTTCTTGTGGTGCGTATTCGATTGAAAACGCCGAAGGTGAGTCAGTTAGGTTTACAGGACCAGAAGTAATTAAACTGTGGAATGATCTTACTGAATTCAGAAGAGCAAATAATGAGAATGAGAAAGCACGCACAAGCGAAATAACGACAATTACTGCACTCACTGATGGTAAGAAAATTCTTGATGCCAGAGTAACATCTCTTGCTAATGGTACTTCTATTACAGTCGGTAAAGGAACTTTTGTTGCCCTAGTTGGTCTATCAAAGGGTGATGAGTCTGGTTATGGATTTAGCACAGGACCATGATGGAATAATACATGAACAGATTTATTCATAATGTAGACGAAGATAGAGTCATCATAAATAATGAAGAAATAGATATTCAACTTTTTAAAAAACTAGAACCGGACTATGATCCACCACACGATCAAAGAACCAGAGTCTATATTCAAAATCAAGAGCATTACAAAAGTAATGGTTCGACGATAATCCCCCTTCCTATGCCTTGGGAAGATGGGGATCGTTTCATTTCGAGATTGAACGAGTTTAAAAATTACAAAAAGATCTATGATGACGATGCCCGAATCGAGTCAGAAAGGATCAGAAAGGTACGAAAATTCATTGATAAACAAAAATAGATTTTCAAAAAAGTTCAGAAAACCAAAGGGCGGTGAAGGAACTGCCATTAGAAAATGCACTAGAAATCATACATATAAAAAGAAGAGGAGCATTTTAGATGGCACAACCAGCAACGAGACAACAACTGAAGGACTATGCTCTGAGGAGACTCGGGGATCCTGTGATCGAGATCAATGTTGATGATTCGCAGGTAGAAGATAGACTTGACGATGCACTTCAATTCTTTGCAGAATACCATTTTGATGGTGTGCAAAAACAATTCTATAAGTATCAGTTGACAGCAGAAGATATCGCAAACGAATATATCAACATGAACGGTGTTGATCCTTCGGTGATAACTGTAACTAGAATTTTCGAACAGGGAAACAATAGTGTAAACATGTTTGATGTTCGGTATCAGATGGCACTTAATGATTTCTATGGGGTGCGTACTGGTATGGGAAACATGGCACAGTATGATATTACAAAGAGACACTTAGCACTTATTCAACAGATGCTAGATCCAGAAAAGGCAGTTCGATTTTCTAGAGTAACAAATAAACTACTGATCGACACTGACTGGTCAGAGCAATTTACTGTTGATGACTTCGTTATAATCGAAGCATACTCTATTCTAGATCCAGACACATACACAGAAATCTATAATGATAGACTTTTGAAAGAGTATATTACATCACTAATCAAAAGACAGTGGGGAATGAACTTATCCAAGTTCCAGAACATCACACTTCCCGGTGGTCTTTCATACAATGGTTCAGAGTTATACTCTCAGGGACAAGAAGAAATTACAAAGATAGAAGAAGAAGTTCAACTCAAGTACGAGTTACCACCAGATTTCATGGTAGGATAAAATGGCAAAGAATTCTTATTTCAGACGAAACATCGGGAGTGAGCAGAGACTCATTGAAGATCTCACCGTGGAAGCAATCAAAATGCACGGTGAGGATATGGTGTATATACCCCGAACTCTGATGAACGAAGATAAACTATTCGGCGAAGACACCCAGTCAAAGTTTGACGATGGGTACTCGCTCGAAATGTATATCGAAAGTGCAGATGGATTTGAAGGAGACGGTGACTTCGTTTCTAAGTTTGGACTTGAGATACGAGACAGTGTTAGTCTTATCTTTTCTAAGAAACGATTTGAACAAGTCGTCACAGTAAACGAGGCATCAATTCCAAAACCCCGAGAAGGTGATTTGATTTACTTCCCACTCTCGAAGGGTTTGTTTGAAATTAAGTTTGTTGAACACGAAAATCCATTCTATCAGTTAGGTAAACTTCACACATATAAAGTCTCATGCGAACTGTTCGTCTACAGTCACGAAGAAATCGACACCGGATACTCGGACATCGATGCACTCGAAGATGATAGACAAGAGTTTGAGATTGAACTCACACTGGGAACTCTCAATGCAGGACAGGACTTCCGTATCGGAGAAGAAGTTTATCAGGGTTCTGTTGGATCAGAGACGGCACTTGCCAAGGTTACGGACTGGACACTATCCACGAAGTTACTTTCTATTGTGGGTATATCGGGAACATTCTCCAACTCACAGAATGTCATAGGACGAACAACCGAGACCAGTTATTCACTGGACTCGCAGGTAACTACGACAACAGTCATTACGCAAGGTGTTACTGGAGGCAGTGATGGTGACAATGAATCAATAGAGTTTGAAATTGATTCTGATTCTATATTCGACTTCACAGAGAATGATCCGTTCTCGGAGGGTAACTATTAATGTTTACACATTTCTATAATAGTTCCGTAAGAAAAACCGTAGTGGCGTTCGGATCGTTATTCAATGACATCGTTATTGCACGGAGTGATTCTTCAGGTGCAGAAGTAGAACGTATCCGGGTTCCTTTGTCATACGGACCAAAAGAAAAGTTTCTCACACGATTGAACAACTTCAATTCGTTGAGTGACTCTGCTAAGGCGGAAATCACATTACCCAGAATTGGATTTGAAATCACTGATGTGTCATACGATCCAACACGGAAGAGAAACACGCTATCAAAGAGCAGACAATCAACACAAACAGGTGCCGGATCTACTCTTGATTATGCATTTGCAGAAGTTCCATACAACTTCAACTTTGCTGTCTCTGCATTCACACGAAACATGGACGATGGATTGCAGATCATGGAACAGATTCTGCCTTACTTCACACCAGAGTTTACAGTCTCTATTAACTTCACGACACTTTATGATAAACTAGATGTCCCTATCATTCTCAACAATGTATCGATCGTTGAAGATTACGAAGGTGACTTTGATTCAAGAAGAAATATTCAGATAAACTTTGACTTCACTGCTAAGTCATTCTGTTTCGGTCCAACGAAGAACTCTTCCGTTATCCGACAAACCAAGACGGTATTCTTCAACGATGGACTAAACGACTGGATCTACGGACCCACAGGGGCAACCTCTCAGGGAGCGACAGGTGCGTTCTCCCGCGTTGATGTCGGACTATCTGGTGCAACAGGTACTGTGTCAGGGTATACAGCAGAAACTAATATCTACGTCAGAGGTGCGACTGGTTACACTGCGGGTCCACCGATTGACGCCGAGGGCAATACATTTTGAATGGAGTAATTAATCATGAGTAAAGACAATTCAGATGAAAAGATATCAGAAGCATTGAACATAAACTTCGATCCTGATGCCGAAACCCAAGACATAGTTCCACAAAAACCAACAGAAATTACCACGGATCTTCCGAAAGGTGATGAGGATGTTGACTATAGACTGGTTAGAAACAATCTAAAAGATCTGATCAATACTGGCACGGGTGCCATAGACGGCATCCTTGCTGTTGCGTCAGAGGGTGAATCCCCCCGAGCATATGAAGTTGCAGCACAGATGATCAAGGTTGTCTCTGAAGCAAATAAAGATCTTGTAGATCTCCATAAGCGAATGGGTGATATCAAGAAAGACAAGACAACTAACAACGTGAAGAACACCACAAACAATTCGATTTATGTTGGTTCAACTAAAGAACTGTTGGACATGATCAACGATAGTCGGAGTACAACAAAGTTTATAGATCATGAGTGAAAAATATCTTGGCAACCACAATCTCAAGGCAGCAGATGTTCCTGTAGAGTTTACCGAAGATCAGGTACAAGAATATTTAAAATGTGCCTCTGATCCAGCATACTTTATAAAGAACTATATCAAGATTGTCTCGCTCGACGAGGGACTTGTTCCATTTGAAATGTGGGATTTCCAAGAAGAGATAATCGAGAAAGTTCACAACAATCGATTCGTGATTGCTAAACTGCCTCGACAGACAGGCAAATCAACGACAATGATTTCTTATCTGCTACATTACACACTCTTCAACCAAAGTGTTTCTGTGGCCATCCTGGCAAACAAACTCGCAACTGCACGCGAACTGTTGTCTCGTTTGAAACTGGCATATGAGTATCTACCTAAGTGGATGCAGCAAGGTATCATCGAATGGAACAAGGGATCAATCGAACTAGAGAATGGTTCGAAGATCCTCGCATCTGCAACATCTTCCAGTGCTGTTCGTGGTGGATCGTTCAACATGATCTTCCTAGACGAATTTGCATACGTCCCAGAGAACGTAGCAGGTGAGTTTTTTAGTTCGGTATACCCAACCATCTCCTCTGGTAAAACCACTAAAGTCCTCATGGTATCGACACCCAAGGGACTTAACATGTTTTACAAGTTCTGGACTGACGCAATGAATGGTAGGAATGAATATGTTCCTATAGAGGTACACTGGTCTGCCGTGCCAGGACGAGATGAAAAATGGAAACAACAGACAATATCAAACACATCTCAAGAGCAGTTTGCAACTGAGTTTGAATGTGACTTCATTGGTTCTGTCCACACGTTGATATCGACTGCGAAACTAAAATCGATGGCATATAAAACTCCAATATACGACGATGGAGAAGGTCTTCTTGTATATGAAGAACCGAAACAAGATCATCACTATGTGATGACGGTGGATACTGCCAGAGGTCTTGGAAATGACTTTAGTGCATTCAGTGTGTTTGATACAACACAGATGCCATATACAGTAGTTGCGACTTACAGAAACAATACAATCGCACCCATGCTTTATCCCAATGTAGTAAATGCCGTTGGTAAAAAGTACAATACAGCACATGTGTTTATAGAAGTTAATGATATTGGTGGGCAGGTTGCAGACATTCTACATGCCGATCTTGAATATGATAACATTCTCATGTGTACTGTCAAGGGCCGAAAGGGTCAGGTTCTAAGTGGTGGATTCGGTCAAGGTGAGTCGATCATGGGTATCCGGCAAACTACTGTGACTAAACGTGTAGGATGTGCTACACTCAAGAGTCTTGTTGAGGGTGATCAATTACTGGTTGAAGATTTCAATACCATAGCAGAGATGACTTCTTTTGTTGCAAAGAAGCAGTCTTTCGAAGCAGACGATGGACACAACGATGATTTGGCAATGACATTAGTAATGTTTGCATGGTTAACCAGTCAGGATTACTGGAAAGATCTGATGGACACCGATGTCCGAAAAGAACTCTTCGAAGATAAAATGAAACAAATTGAGGATGAAATGTTACCTTTTGGTTTTATTGATGTTGGTGACGGCGTAGACTACGAGGTTGATGATCAGGGTGATGTCTGGCGTTCGACTGAAGACTGGTAATACCTACATAAGAGGTATAGAATTAATTTTTGTGATGGTGCGAAAATAGTATTTTCATAAATATTATCGTTAAGCATAACAGCCGTTAAAGGAGAATAAACAATGGGATTCCAAGTAAGTCCAGGCGTTAACGTCACAGAAAAAGATCTTTCGCAGATCGTACCAGCAGTTTCAACAACTTCTGCTGGATTCGCTGCTCCATTCGCATGGGGCCCTGCCAAAACAAGAATTTTAATTGATAGCGAGAACACTCTTCGTCGGATCTTCGGTGATCCAGAAGAGGAGAATTACGAATTTTGGTTCACTGCTGCCAACTTCTTAGGTTATGGAAATAACCTTCAAGTCGTTCGTGCAGTCGATAGCACATGGTTAAACGCAGATAACGAAACCACTGGTCAAACTCAGGTTGCAAACCGTCGAGAGTTTGATGAAGGAAGTGGTCTAAACGCATCTGCACAAATTATCGGTAAGTACCCAGGCGTAAGAGGTAACTCGGTCGCAATCCATGTTTTTGATGGAGATGGTTCAACTAGCGGTCTCCACGGAGTCACTGCTGGAATTAACTCAAACTTCGTCCAACTGAAATCTAATAGTGGATTCTCTGGTTCCATCACATTGCATAAGGGTGATATCCTTAAGTTCAATGATAGACGAGAACACTTAGTTCAGGGTGTAAGTGGTGCTGCTGATGCAGAAGAATTTACAGTCATCTACGGTGGTACAGGTTGGACCGGTGCTACTGATGCTGCTCTTGATGGTGGTAGTGATGTTTCCTTCGTTGAAATCTTCCCACCACTCAATGCTGCTATCTCCGATGGACAAACTGGTTCGGACTCCACATCGCTTAAGATCTTCAACAAGTACGCAAAGGACTTTGTTGCTGAACCAACCACAACCGCATCGGTCGAAAACCGTGGTGGTACAAACGACGCAATGAACATTGCAATCATTGATGAAGATGGTTTATTCACCGGAGTTAAGGGCAGTCTTCTTGAGAAGTTCGAAGGTGTTTCCAAGTCTAGAGACGCTAGAGATGGAAACGGAAACTCTATCTTCTGGAAGAACGTACTCAATGATCAATCAGACTTTGTGTACGGTAATGCAGACTTTAATGGTATCAGCAGCACTGCTGGTCTAACTGCAACATACGCAAGTCTTGCTCCATTAAATCCAGTGAACATTCGAACTGGTTTCGATGCTTCGTTCTACGCAGGACTTTCTGGTGGTGCAGGATCAGTTTCAGCAGTAAATGGAGCAGCACTTTACACCGATGGTTACGATCAGTTTGAGGATCCAGAAACAGTTGATGTTTCTCTCATCCTCGGTGGACCTGGTAATGCAATTCTCGACGGACTTCTCGTCGATCTCTGTGATAAGAGAAAGGATTGTGTTGCATTCATCTCTCCACCAGTTGCAGATGTTAAGAACAAGACTGCCGAAGAAGCAACTAAGTCAATCATCGACTACAAGAAGACGACTCTAAACAAGGACAGTTCTTATGCAGTAATCGATGGTAACGTGAAAGTCATGCTTGACCGTTACAATGATGTTCTTCGACACGTTCCGCTGAACGGTGATATTGCCGGACTTGCAGCACGAACAGAAGAGATTGCTGATGCATGGTTCTCTCCAGCAGGATTTAACCGTGGACAACTTCGTGGTGTCGTTCGACTTGCATTCAACCCATCGAAGACACACAGAGATGAACTGTACAAGAACAACATCAACCCAGTTGTGTCCTTCCCCGGACAGGGAACAGTCTTGTTTGGTGATAAGACAATGCAAAGTAAACCAAGTGCATTCGATAGAATCAATGTTCGTAGATTGTTCATTGTTCTTGAGAAAGCAATTGCTTCTGCATCTAAGTTCCAACTCTTCGAACTCAATGATGAGTTTACAAGATCACAGTTTAGAAACTTAGTTGTTCCGTTCCTCAGAACAGTTCAAGGTAGAAGAGGTATCACTGACTTCAGAGTTGTATGTGACGAAACAAACAACACTGGCGAAGTGATTGATAGAAATGAATTTGTTGCAGACATCTTCGTTAAACCAGCAAGATCGATCAACTACATCCAGTTGAACTTTATTGCAACGAGATCTGGCATCGATTTCGACGAAGTTGGTCTAGGGTAATCAATAGTAGAATGGGCCCCTTCGGGGGCCCTACTACATATAAAGTAATAAAAACACTTTCAGGAGAAACAATAAATGGCATTTCAGAACATCGAAAACTTCATCCAAAAATTTGCGGGTGGTGGTGTTCGTACAAACCTCTTTGAAGTTGTTGGTAATGTAGGTCCAGTGGACGGTGAATTAGAGCAACTCAACTTCTTAGTCAGAACAGCACAACTCCCAGCATCCTCAGTGGGTGTTGTGGAAGTACCATTCCGTGGTAGAAACGTAAAGATTCCAGGCGATAGATCGTTTGCTGATTGGTCAATCAGTGTTCTTTTAGATCAAGACTTCGTTCTTCGTGACTCTTTCGAGAGATGGTCTAGTCTCATCAATCAGCATGTTGATAACTCTAGTGCATTCACTGTACAACCAATCGGTGGTGCAGGAATCTACCAGAACTGGCAAGTCTATTCGTTAGACAGACAGGGTATTCGACGCAAGGGTTATAACTTTGTTGGTTGCTGGCCATCTGAAATTGGAACGGTTGATCTAAACAACGATCCAACGACAGGTATCGGCGAATTCCCAGTCACACTTACTTATCAGTATTGGACAACAAGGGAAACAACCGATGGTAACGCTGGCGAACTCACTGCCTGATAATTTTAGTAAGGATATTATATAATGGAAGTATTTGGGTTTAACATATCCCGAAGTGGAAAAATAGACACCAACTCATCGGAGTCGGATTTAGTAGAGAAGGAACCAGTAAAGTCCTTCATTACTCCCGA